AAAATGTTTACGGATAAAATAGTACCTATAAGTATTAATTATCCCTTTTTCTTTAAACCCATACAAGACGGTATGGACAGACCAAAATCTGAGTTGGCATATCGTATACCAGCTAAAAAGTTTACACGCCGCAAGATGAGAGAATCGGAAGCTGAAGATGATATGGAAGGTCTTGATACTACTATTGACTGGAAGAACACTGGTGACAACAGCTACGATGGTGAAAAGCTAGCATTACTAGTTCACGATGAAAGTGGTAAATGGGAGAGGCCAGACAATATATTAAATAACTGGCGAGTAACTAAAACTTGTTTAAGGTTAGGTGGTAGGATAGTAGGTAAGTGTATGATGGGATCAACATCAAATGCTTTAGATAAAGGTGGTGATAACTTTAAAAAACTTTACAATGACTCGGACGTTACAAGACGAAATAGAAATGGCCAGACAAAGAGTGGTTTATATTCTTTGTTTATCCCAATGGAATGGAACTATGAGGGCTTTATTGATGAGTTCGGACTTCCGGTCTTTGATACACCACGTAGCGATGTTAGAGGACCGCATGGTCAACTAATAGATATAGGTGTTGTAGATTATTGGGAAAACGAAGTTGATGGTTTAAAAGATGACCAAGACGCTTTAAACGAATTTTACAGACAGTTTCCTAGAACAGAAGAGCACGCGTTTAGAGATGAAACGAAAAACTCTTTATTTAATCTTGTTAAGATATACGAGCAAATTGATTACAATGAAGGAAATAGAAATTCATCTGTATTAACTACAGGTAACTTTCAGTGGCAACAAGGAATAAAAGATACTAGAGTAGAATTTAATCCTGATCCTAACGGTAGATTTAAAGTTAGCTGGGTTCCTAACGGAAGCATGCAAAATAACGTAATATTAAGAAATGGGATTAGATACCCTGGAAACGAGCACGTTGGTGCGTTTGGTTGTGATAGCTATGACATTAGTGGTACTGTTGATAGTAAAGGATCTAAAGGAGCGTTACATGGACTGACTAAGTTTAGCATGGAAGATGCGCCTGCTAATACTTTCTTTTTAGAATATATTGCTAGGCCACAGACAGCTGAGATATTTTTTGAAGATGTACTGATGTCTTTAGTATTTTACGGTATGCCAATACTTGCTGAGAACAATAAACCTAGGCTTTTATATTACTTAAGACGTAGAGGTTATAGAGGTTTTAGCATGAACAGGCCAGATAAAATATGGAACAAACTTTCAACGGCTGAAAAAGAAGTTGGTGGTATACCAAACTCTAGTGAAGATATAAAGCAAGCTCACGCAGCTGCTATTGAAATGTATATTAATGATCACGTAGGTTTACTTAAAGATGGTACTTATGGTACTATGTATTTTAACGATACATTAAATGATTGGAGTAAGTTTGATATAAATAAAAGAACTAAGCACGATGCTTCTATTAGTAGCGGCTTAGCTATAATGGCTTGCAACAGGCAGTTGTACGCGCCTAATCCAGAAACCAGAAGACAACCTTTAAATATTAAAATATCCAAGTATAAGAATACTGGTTTTAATTCAACAATAATAAAATAAATATGGCAGAGTCTGGCATGAATTATTTTCCTTCTCAAGCAGTTAGCGACTTAGAGAAGATGACTAACGAGTACGGTATGAAGGTTGCTAAAGCTATAGAGCTCGAGTGGTTCAATGGTAAAGCTTCAAGATATAACTCTGGTAATTATAGTCAAAACAGTAGGTATGGAGATAATATAAATAGTTTTCATAACCTAAGACTATATGCTAGAGGTGAACAGTCTATAGAAAAGTATAAGAACGAGTTATCTATAAACGGTGACTTAAGCTACTTAAACCTAGACTGGAAGCCCGTACCTATAATACCTAAGTTTGTAGATATTGTTGTCAATGGTATGTCACAGAGAAACTATGAAATAAATGCATTTTCTCAAGATGATTATGGCGTAAGCAAGAGAACAGAGTATATGGAGTCTATGTTGAGAGACATGAGATCTAAAGAGTTCAATGACACAGTACAAGCTACTATGGGCTTAAACTTTTATGAAAATAATCCAGAGACTCTACCAGACACAGAAGAAGAACTATCACTACATATGCAGTTAAACTACAAGCAAGCTGTAGAGATAGCGGAAGAGCAAGCTATAAATACTTTGATGGAAGGTTGTAACTATGATTTAATAAAACGTAGATGTTTATATGATTTGGTTACTATAGGTATAGGTGCAACTAAAACAAACTTCAACTATAGCGATGGTGCTAAAGTTGAATACGTAGATCCAGCGAACTTAGTTTATTCTTACACTAACTCACCTTATTTTGATGATATATACTATGTTGGTGAAGTCAAGTGCATACCTATAAATGAATTAGTAAAAGAGTTTCCTAACTTAACAGAGGAAGAAGTTAAACATATAGTAGATAACTCGAGAACTCTAGTAGAATCTAAATATAACAAAGATAGAAACGAAGTTCATGTGCTTTATTTTAACTACAAGACTCACGCTAACAACGTTTATAAACTTAAAACAACAGGTACTGGGGCTGAGAAAGTAATAAAGAAAGATGATACGTTTAATCCGCCTGAAAACATGGAAGGTGATTTTAGTAGATTAGATGAAGTTATTGAAGTAATGTACGAGGGTGTTTATGTTTTAGGCACTAACAAATTGCTTAGATGGCAAATGTCACCTAACATGATGAGAAGTAAATCTGACTTCGGTAAAGTTAAGATGAACTACAATATAGTAGCACCTAGAGTTTACGAAGGTAGAATACAATCATTAGTAAGTAGAATAACAGGTTTTGCAGATACTATACAGTTAACACATTTAAAGATTCAACAAGTAATGAATCGCATGGTGCCTGACGGTGTTTACTTAGATGCTGATGGTTTAGCAGAAATAGATTTAGGTAACGGCACGAACTATAATCCGCAAGAAGCTTTAAATATGTTCTTCCAAACAGGTTCGGTTATCGGTAGATCATTTACTTCTGATGGTGACATGAATCCAGGTAAAGTGCCAATACAGCAGATACAAAACGGTAGTGGTGGTAATAAGCTTCAGAGTCTTATTGCTACTTATAATTATTACCTACAAATGATACGTGATGTCACCGGACTTAATGAAGCTCGTGATGGTAGTATGCCAGATAAAAACGCTTTAGTAGGTGTGCAAAAGCTGGCCGCAGCGAATAGTAATACGGCGACTAGACATATACTACAGTCTATGCTTTACTTAACCGCTGAAAACGCAGAGTGCTTATCTCTTAGAATAGCTGATATACTAGAGTACTCACCGACAAGAGAAGCTTTTGTTAGAGCTATAGGTAGCCACAACGTTGCTACACTAGAAGAACTAAAAGGTTTACATCTGTACGACTTTGGTATATTTATAGAGCTTATGCCAGATGAAGAAGAAAAAGCTATGCTTGAAAATAATATTCAAGTAGCACTTAGCCAAGGTTTAATAGATTTAGACGATGCTATAGATCTTCGTGATGTTAGAAACGTTAAACTTGCTAATCAATTGTTAAAAGTTAAACGCAAAAAGAAACAAGAGAGAGATCAACTAATACAGCAACAGAATATACAAGCTCAATCACAAGCTAACCAGCAAGCGCAAGAAGCAGCTGCACAAGCAGAGATACAAAAGAATCAAGCTAAAGCTGAAATAGATTCTAAACTAGAAAATCAAAAAGCAGAGTTGAAGTCTAGATATTTACAACAAGAGGCTCAGGTTAAAAAAGAGCTTATGCAACTTGAGTTCGAACTTAACAGTAGACTTCAGAAAACAAAAGAGGGTGAATCTGTTAAAAGTTTTGAATCATCAGGTAATGATATAGTAACAGGTGAAGCAGGAATAGATAAATTCTAATTCACTATTTTTTAATATTTTATAAAATTTTATTATGGAAATAACTAAAGTAAATTTAGGTAATCAAGAACCAGAGATCTATAAAGTAGACTTAGATAATCCACCAACCCAAGAAACTGAAGAAGTAACCAATGAAACTGAAGAAACAACAGCTGACCCAGCAGGAGTGGTGGGAAGCGATGAAAACACCGAGCCCACACAAGAACAAGAAGAAGTACAGCCGGAAGCAGAAGTACAAGAAACAGAAGCACCAGTACTAGAAGAAATAACTGAAGAAAAAGTTCAGCAAGAAGTTGAACAAGTTGAAGAAGTTGTTGAAGAAGCTATAGCTGAAGCTGAAGCTACTGGCAAACCGCTACCTGAAAACATACAGAAGTTAATAGACTTTATGGATGAGACTGGTGGTAGCTTAGAAGACTATGTTAGATTAAATACTGACATTAGCAAGCTAGATACATCAGATGTTCTTGATGAATATTACAGGCAAACAAAACCTCACTTATCTGCAGAAGAAAGAAGCTTTTTATTAGACGAAACTTTTAGTTATGATGAAGAGGTAGATGATGCTAAAGATATAAAGAGAAAGAAAATAAAATTAAAAGAAGAAGCTGCTAAAGCTCGTAAGTATTTAGAAAAACAAAAAGCTACTTACTACGAAGAAATAAAAGCTGGTAGTAACTTAACACCAGAACAACAAAAAGCAGTAGACTTCTTTAATAGATATAATAAAGATACTGAAGCTCAAACAAAAGCTACAGAAGAAAATAAAAGAAAATTCAGACAGAGAACAGATGCTGTTTTCAACAATGAGTTCAAAGGTTTTGATTTCAATGTTGGAGACAAGAAGTATAGGTACAATGTCAAGAATATAGATGAGGTTAAGACATCTCAAAGCGACATAAATAATTTTGTCAATAAGTTTATTGGTGAAGATAAATCTATTAAAGACGCTGCGGGTTATCATAAATCTCTGTTTGCGGCTATGAATCCAGATGCTATAGCTAAACACTTTTACGAACAAGGCAGGGCTGATGCTGTAAAGCAAAGCGTTGCAGAAGCTAAAAACGTTAACACTGAGGCGAGGTCGTCTCACGGTGAGATTACAGCTGGAGGTTTAAAGGTTAGAGTTTTAGGAGACGATTCAAGATCGCTTAAATTTAAAATAAAGAAAAATAAACGCTAATTTAAAAATTTTACAAAATGGCAATTAATCCTGGTCCTAAATTAAACAGTGTACCTGCTGCGCAACAGCAAGCATTGGGGACAAACTATTTAGATTTAGCGTCTGAAGCTGGAAAAGGCTGGGCGCAACAATATGTTCCAGATTTAATGGAAAAAGAAGCTGAAGTCTTCGGACCGAGAACTATATCAGGTTTCTTAGAGCAGCTTGGAGCTGAAGAAGCTATGACT